TAATGTTTCTGCTTTCCAAGTAGAGTTTGTGCCATCATCTGATATGCATGTTATTTTAACTCTTGAGTTAACAACAGTAGAATTAGGTAATGTAAGTGTATCTCCTGCTACATCACTTGCTGGATTAGCAGCTGTACCACCCATTAATGATAACGCTCCAAACCAGTTTGAAACAGCAGAACCTGGTAAAACAAAAGTTACAGTTGTACCACTACCTACTGCTGTGGTTACAAAAAATTCATAAGTGAGACCTACATTATCTGTGCTTAAAGCAGGCATATTAACGACAATATCACCTGTTCCATCTACCTCAAAAAGAGTTCCTGATTGAGCAACTGTTAAAGTGGATGTAACTGCACTGCCTGTGTTGAATGTAGTACTATCTATTACTACTGGTCCATTAAAGCCAGCATCTGACGTAACTGGACCTGAGAATGTTGTTCTTGACATTTTAATTTCTCCATACAGAGTTAAGCTTACTAATCTTGTATGCGTCTGCCGGGGCAGTTTAGTAAGCCGGTTCTCCCGGTTTGTTTAATCCTACACAATTTAAAGCTTTTGCACAACGCAAAAAAAAGCCCCACCGAAGTGGGGCTATGTTTAGGATCCAGTCACTTAATAAAAGGTGAATGGAAAATTAAGCACCTGGTGATCCAAACATTCCTAGTGGATCTGACCACCCAAAGGAATAACGCTCGCGAGCCTTGTAACGTACGTTACCAGTGTCGAAATCGCCATCCATAGATGTCGTCAACGCTGTACGCTCGAAGTGTTTCATACCATTAGGTACATCAGTAGTTAGGAAGTACGCATCGGTGTCAGTTAAGAAATGATTAACTGAGTAACCTTCTGGAATTGCACCATTATTTTTCAATGCGTTGATGTCGTTATCAGCTGTACCCGGACGTTGGGCAGTATCTAATAGACGAGTTGCAACGAATTGTAAATCTGGTGGAATTACCAGTTTGCGTGGTTTGGCAGCAATTAATAATCCTCGTTCATCTGTCCAATTTGCAATCTGAATTACTGCATTTTCCAATGCGGTTTCATTCAAATCAGAAGCAGTTGCCTGAGTATTACTATTTGTTCCGCCACTAACTAACGGATGGTTAGTAGTAGTACCAGATGAATTAACACCAAACAAAGAACGATCATCGCCACCAAGATGGTTTTGACTGAAACCGTTATTAAGAACATTAGCTGCTCTTACTTGTTTAGTATTAGCCATTGATCTGGCTAAAGCCTTGGTGTAGCGAGCAGAAAGACTATCATATAGATTATCCTCTACCGCTTCTTCAGTTAAACTGAAACCCAAAGCGATTGTTACGTGATTGTAACGAGCTGTCCAAGCTTCTTGTGCGTTGTCATACGCAATAGCCGAACCTTCAGTTTTAGTAGGTGCGGTTGCGAAACCAGACAGTTTTGTTTCTTCTTCAAAAGATCTATCAGATGACTCTGTTTCAAAGATCTCTTTGTGCTCTTGACCATAACGCGCATATTCAAGTCCGAATAAGGCATTTAGGCCAGGGAGCAATTCTTTCATTAATTGCGCTCTTGAAATTGCCATGTCTTATATCTCCTTAAATACCTGTTGCGTTAGTATAAGAGTGAGCGCCATCTGGTCTGAACATAATTACTATGTCAGTGAAAGCGTCACCCACCGTTGAGTCTGGACTCTCGACGAAATCAACAATGCGAAAACCAAAAGTATTGGTAGCCGCAACTTCTGATGCGTCAATAGCAGAATCAGAATTACCAGTCGTAGTAGAACCTGTAGATGTACTTTGAACAGCAGCGAAGTGGCAGTTATTGCCTAAAGCAGTTTGAGCTAATGAGCCATCTGCTTGTGCTTGAAAAAGTACATTAGGATCATCTACCACGTAAGCCATCGCATCCGAAGCAACTGTGCTCGCTGGCCAGTGATTCGAGAATGTTTTGTTCTTACTGGTAGGGTCCGTGTAAGTACATCCAACAAAAACACCAATTATACCTGCTGGGAACTGATCCCCATTAGTACCTTGGTCTTCAGTTAGTTCAATAGTACCCGCAGCTACTATTTCAACTACTGAACCGTTGAATATATTTAATGCATATCCAGACGCAATTTTAATGTGTCGAACGGCTCCCGCGTAGGGAGTTCCGCCAACATGATTAAGAGGCTTTAACCCATAAGGGGTTGCTGTAGTAGCCATTATTGTGTCTCCTTAATTTATTTATTGCCTTTTCCAAAAGAAGTAGTTTGACGTCCGTCTGAAAACTTAGGCATACGTGGATCATTTTGATTCATGTAATTGTTTTCAATAGCTTCAGTCTGATCTTCAGTTCTTTGCTTATAATAAGCATTCCTTTGATCAACTATTTCTTGTGGGGCTTTACATAGCAACAGACCACCAATTTCAACTGCATCTTTAAAAGATGAGTTAGGATCTGTTACCAATTTGATTTCTGGGTGATCGGAATGTTTAACCGGTTCCCAGCCCTCACGCATTTTAGAGGATACATTTATGTTATCAGCTACATTAAGAAGTGAAACTCTAATCCACCTATATGCCCAACCTGGTTGCTTTTTAAACTCTGGCAACAAAGATGATGGCTTCCATTCTTGAGTTTTCAATACTTCTTCACGACTTTCAGCTTCGCGATCAGTTCTGTTAACTTTCTTCGTAGGTTTAGTACGTTTTGGTTCAACATTTTTTGCTTCTTTTTGTGTAACTTTATCCATTTGCATTCTCCAATTTCATCATTTCTCGTGCATATTGTTCCGGCGTTAGCTTAAGCTTTTTAGCTAAAGCAACTTGCGTTTTTGACAAACGTACTTTCTTTGGCGCGGTACTCCGCGTTGCTGGAGCAACTACAGTTGAAGGTTTGCGTTGGCTAGGTTTATCCTGCTCCAACGTGCTGTCCCCAAAATTTTCAGGGAACCGTTTTTGCATCGTTTCATCTATACGACGGTAGTAAACATCCGAAGAAGGGTCAATTCCTGACCTGACTAACTTTTCGTGCAATCCTAAAGCTAAGCTAGTCATCTCTTCATCTTTACCGAACCATTGATTTTTTGCTTGCCAATCTTGGGCTCTAGCATCAGGTACGGGTACTCTAGGTTGTAATGATTCATTTTGTACACTTTTTTCATTATCTTGTAAAGCTCTTTCGTTAGAATATTTAGGTTTTAAACGTTTAGCTCTATCTAATTTATATTGAGCTTCATTCATTTGCGTTTGAGCTTCTATAATAAGATCAGTTTCTCCTGTCTCATAAGCATCAGAATAATTACGCTTAGCTACTTCCATTTCCTTCTCTGAAGAAGTTTGAAGCGCCTTTATATACTCTTCTTCTCCTCGACTTAAAGTCTGTTTAAGATTAGTATTTTCACCGCTAATATTTTTAGCAAATTTTATAGCTTCTTCTTTTTCTCTTTCTGCAGCTTCTTTAGCTCTTCTTTCGTCATGCCATACTTTTTTAAGTTGAGCCATACGTTGTTTAACACGTTCAGAATAATCTTCTAAGGTGTCATTTTCTATTTCTTCTACTACTTTTTGGGGTAAAGGATCTCTGTTCCTATCCTCTATGGGTGTATCGTCTTCTTCTTCGATTAATAAGGCGGGCTCTTGAGCTTTTGGTTCCTGCTCTACTTTTTCTATAGAATCAGGAGGAGCAACTTCCACATTTTCTTGCTCTTCCATTTTTACTTCTACTTCTTCACCCTCTAATTCAGCAGGGATTTCGTTAATAATTTTATCACTCATACCATTTCTCCTATGCGCGTTCATACCCACGAGGATCTTCCACAACAGCCTCGACAGTATCATCGTTAATAATGCGGAACTCTCGACCATGAATCCTGATACGAGTGCCCGAATATGCTCTAGTTATAACAAAATCACCTTCTTTACACCATGCTCCAGTTGGAAAACGACTCTTATCTGTATAAGCCATATCTCCCAGTTTTATTACAAAAAGTACAACTGTAGAATGTTCTTCAATGCTTTTAGTCTTTTGTGCTTTTATAATACCACTATCGTAAGTAGCGTCTACTTCAGGAACAGCACAAAGAATCCTAAACCCTTTAACTTCAGGTAATTGTGTGGCTGCTCGTGGTTTCTCTACTGCTTTATTATTTTTCTTTGCTTTCTTAGGTTTAGATGGAGCGTCTCTTTTAGCTAACTCTTTTTGCTCATCTATAATATATTGAGGAGCTATGATTTCACTCATATTCATCCTCCTCTTTCAATGATCTAAGTCCTTCAGCAATCAAGGACTGTACTATGAGATAACCTCTTATTACACCACAGGCATGTTGGTATACCCCAAAATTATCAGCTGTACCATCTCCTAAACTTTCTAACATCTCTTTGCGTCTCTCTTCTATTTTATCAGATAGAAGTTGTAACGTTTCTTCTTGCATAATAATCACCCTTCAGTTTGTGTTTTAGTATCTTTCCTCTTAGTTCTTTCTTTTAATTTAACATCGTGAGTTTTATCTTCTCTGGCTTTATCTTCTTGTACTACTTTTACACCTAATTTAGCTCCTTCTATTAACTGCTTAGCTTGTAAATCTTTATCTTTTTCTACAGCCTGAGCCCCTAATTTAGCTCCTTCTATACGTTCACGAGACTCCATTTCCAAACGATCTAGTTGTCCTTTTTGTAATTCAATGGCTAATCGCTCTCTGTCAATTTCAATATCAGCCATTACTTTTTGAGCTTTTGTTTGAGCTTCTTGTTCTTTAATTCTTAATTCTGCTTGTTGCATTTGAATAAGTGGATCTTGAGCTTGTTGCTGTGCTTGCTGTTGTTGAACTTCAGCAGTATTTTTCTGAAGTAGTTGTTCCCCGGCAGCTGCTGATAATCTAGATACATCTGCTTCTACATCTGCTGGTAATGGTTCACCTAGTTTTGGTAATGGAACTCCTAGTTGTTCTTCCATTTGTTTACGATATGCATAACCTATATGCTCCGCTACATGTGCCTCCATAGCCGCCTGAAAAGTAGCAGCGTTAGGACTTTGACCAACTAATTGTTGTAATTTTGGATCCTGAGCAAACGCCATATGCACTTTTATGTGAGCTTCATGATCTTGCTCTATAAATGCTTTAACTGGCTTGCTGTTTAATATATTCATATTTTCAGCAACTGGATCTAGCATTTCAATATCATCTTTTTCTGGAACCAGTTTATCTATATTTTTAATCCCTAATACTTCTAACATTTCTCTGTTTAATTCAACCATATCGTATATATCAGGATTAGCTTGCGCCATCTGCATTACAGCTTGATACTGTACTACTTTTTGAGACATTGTAGCTGCATTGGGGTTAGACACAGGAATTATTTCTACTGAATTATAATCTGCTTGTTTAACTGCTTTACCACCATCTACCGGTTCATAAGAATAATCTGCAGGGGTGTTATCTCTAATAATGGCTTTTAATAATTTAAACTCAGCTTTCATAGCGTAGTGAATACGTGCTTGAACAGCTGACATTACTTTAAGTGTTCGTTCTAAAATAGCTAGTGTAGTACCCACAGGAGCTTGAGAAGACATATCTGAAACTTTCATATCAGCGGCACTAGCAAACCTACGTCCTTCATCAATAATTTGATTCATTAAATTATTTAATACTTGACTAGGTTCCTTATAAGGAAGCGGTAGAATATTATCTCTCAAAGTTCCTGCAGGGACATCTATATCGCGCCATTCTGCTGGAGCGATAGGAGTATCATCTCCTCTAATTCTAAGCCCTCTGGATTTAAACCCGCCTGGAAGATTAGATAAAGTACCAGCATCTACTAACTGTCTAAGAATCATAGTACCTGATTTAGCAAACGCGCCAATCAAATGAATAAGACCAAAGCAATAAAAACCAAAACCAGGTATATACCCATAGTGCACAAAGTGCTGACGTTTTAATTTGCCAGGATCAACAGGGTCCCAATTACGTCTTATAGATAAAATAGCACCTGAACCTTTTTCTATGGTAACTACATAAGGAATAGCTATTCCTGTTTTCTTACCTTTTTCATCTTCATCTTCATAACCTTCTATATCCAAGTCCACATGCATTTCTAAGATTTTATATCTATCGTCTGTGGTAGCATCAAAGCCCATTTTCTCAGCTATTTTCTTTTCAACTTCCTCTAGATCATAACTAGGATCTCCTATTTCTATATCTCTATAGAACCCAGAGACCTGTAGCTTTCTCATCTCATTCTTAGTTTTACGCATAACATGGGTTACACGCTGAGCAGTTTCTAAATTAGAAGCTCCATAAGGAACTACAATATCCTCAGCTGGTACAAAAATAGAGACCTGTCTTTCAAGGTTACTATCGTAATAGACTTTCTTAAACGCGTTACCTGCAAGACCTAAACCCCATAACATTCTTTCATGTTCAGGACGATATTCAGGCATCAACTCCATTAACTGGTAGTTCATGTTTTCTTTAACACGCTGAGATGCTTCTATATTTTCTTTGGTTTCTTTGCCAATGATTTGGCATTTGACGGGACCGGTGGCTGGAAAAGTCTCCATCATAGTTTCGGCTTGGAATTTAACTAATGCCTCAGTCATTAGCGGGTGAAAGACATTACATGCACCCTCCCAAGGTTCTGATCTGTCTTCAAGTTTAAGTCCTAATAACTCTAAACCATCTACATAAGTATCTAGCCAATCTCTACGGGAATTAACATCAGCTTCAAATTCACCTAATAATTCCCCAGCTATTTCATCAAGAATTTGTTCGTCTAATTCTTCAGCTAAATTTTCATTAAAGGCATCATCTATAGCAGCATCAGGGTCTATTGTTATTTCGGTATCACCTGCAGATATAGTTACGCTTTCTGGGTCTTCTATTTCAATTTCTATTGCTTCTTCATCAACAGCGTCTTCTTCTACACCTGTTGGTAATGCGTAAAGACTTTTATCTACGTCTGCCATAATTAATCCTTAAATTGCGTATAATCGTTTTTCTCTTGAACTTCTGAACAACTGCACTTCATCTTTCTCATCTGAAGGCAGCCTAATAAACCCACCTTGTCTGAACCTAGCAATAGCTAGTGTAGTGGCGTCAACTAAGTCATCATTCGCACCACTTGGAAAGTCATTACATTCTTCAATAACTTCCTGAGCCCACCTCTTTTCAGGGGCCCATACTATACCAGAATGGAATAAATCAGCTACAGAGTTAACGCGGCTAATCTTGTCCTGACCTTTACCCGGCGTAAACTCTCCTACTGGTATGCCCATACGTCGCATCTCCTGATACAGAGCTGCTCCGTTAGATTTCTTCTCCACAATAAACGCATCAGGTTCCCAATCAGCATACTCTTGTAAAACTAATTCTTTAAGTTCAGGAAACTCTAACCGTTTCTTTATGGCATTTAACAATATAATATTATAATTATCAACTTCTTCATTAAAAAATACACCCCACGTAGTTAACGCGTTATAATCAGCACGAGTGTTTTTCTCCTGCGCAGCATCCAAACTCATAATAATAAACTCACAAGGGGGTGGTCTGTCGAACTCCCACGTCTTCCACCATTCTCTTTTTAGTAAGGCTCCTTCTTCACTTGTGGGATTTTGAATATATTGCGCCTGCCAGTAACGCGGATCAAGACTGGCTCTTTTAGATTGTAATTCTTCCAAAGGCCAGAACTCCGGCCATAGAGATTTCTCCTCACCATTTTTATCTTCAATGATGGCTGGAAACTCCACGACCTCCCATTCATCAACATCATCATTTTTCACCATCTGATTAATAATCTGACCTGTTAAGTCCAATTTACTCCAGCGAGTCATCACCACAATAATCGCTCCACCAGGCATCAAACGTTGAATCGGCCCAGACTGGAACCACTCCCACGCGGGTAGGAACACATCCGGCTTACCTAGTTTGGCGTCCTGCTCTGAGTGAGGATCATCAATAATAAACAAATCAGCTCCACGACCTGCGAGCGCTCCACCTACACCGATAGCAAAATACTCCCCGTTAT